TTGAATGTCACCTTTTTCTGCCCCTTTTTCTTAGGTTTTATGACAACTTTCTTGGGCCTTTTAGCTTTTGCCATACTTCACCTACTTTCTAATACCACTCTGGATTGGGCTGTCCAAAAACGTATTTACCGTTAACTACGCTTCCAGGAACCAACTTCCCAGCAGAAAAACTTGGGGTTGCCAGCATGTTCAACAAGGATTGGTATTCCTTTGGCGCAACATCTAAAAGCGGGGTAATGCCAGCCCGCTGCGCAAGGTACTGCGCTCTGGTCTGCCCTTCCCCAGGCATACCGCCATAATCCCGCAACACATCCAACAACTGACGCAGATAGGTCACTCCCTTTCCAGGTTCGCCGCCCGTAATGCTTTGCATGTTCTCAACAGCGGCTAAAGCCTGTTCAGCGCGCGCCCGTGAGGTGTACTGTTCGCGCATCGCAGCAGTGATTTCTGATGGCACGTTATAGACAATATCTGGATTTCCATAGTCGCCAAACACATCAGGGAAATCACGCGCCAGGGCTAAGGCTGCCGTCCGCTGATCTTCCGGGGACAGAAAAGGGATCATAGCATTGTAAACTGAGCCAAGAGTATCCCAATCACTCCCCGTTGTCGCGCTTTTGCCTATCCACCATTCTGGGGCCTGCCACTCGCCAAGAGTATAGGTCTTCCACGGTTCGACAGCGGGCAATGGAACTTCTGCAAGCACGCTGTTGGCAATCACGGCGGCTTGCGTCCCTGCTTCCTGCCATCCTAAATCTTCCCGCGGTTCCTTTGGTTCCTTTGGTTCCTTTGGCGCCTTTGGAGGAGGCGCTGGCGTAATTGTGGTTGTACTCCCGCCGCCTGGGGAGGACGCTGGCGTAATTGCGGTTGTACTCCCGTCAGTAGTAGCCCAGCCGCTTGGGAGAGACACGGGGGTGGGCATAGAAGTTAGTTTATATGTTCCCGTTGCGGTCTTGCCGGTTTGCATTACGCCTAATGCTGCCTGATCCTCGGGCGACAGCCACTCTGCGTAAGTTGGTTTTACTTTCTTTGCTCCACCCAACTTCTGGATAAAGGTGTCCTTGATCCTACTAACCATTTTTCCTCGCCTTCTTGAACTCCATAGACCTGATGTAACTTGTTATCACATCAGCGCCCCATATCTCACGCAACCTCTCGAAATGTTCCGTCTTTAGTTGATTATACAACATCAATTCTGGGTCAGTGGGGCGAGCCGCAGAACGCCGCGCGCTGCCAAAGGCGGCCTTTGCAGCCCTGCGGTTATCTTCGAGCGCCTTTCTGAGCGGATTGTCCGTCATTCCATCAGCCTCGGGGCTTCTGTCACCTGCCCCTGAAATATCTCCGCCTCGGATTGTCCATACGGCACGCCTCCCTCGGCTTGCGGCACGGCTTCTCCAGTTGGCGATTGTGTTCCAACAGCCTGAGTTGGGCTTGGCGGTTCTTTGGGTCGCCCTGGAGTCCCCGCCATTCCACCGCTTTGTATTGCCGCGAGCGCCATCTCCGCCACCTTGTCGCCTTCTTCTGCCAACGCCTGTAACTCTTGCATCAGCGTGTAATTAACGACGATGGGATGCACTCGCAATGCCTCGATCAGCTTCCTCTCGAACTCGTCATCCGGCTGGTCAATGTTGTAGTAATCCTGCATCAAGGTATGCTCGGACAGAACGCCGCGGGCCTGTGAAGCCATGGCGTGCTTGCGGGTCTGGTCATTGGGATACTCAGGCCGTATTTCAGGCATTACCAGATATTCGCCCGCGTCATCCGCGGCGATCTGTTCGATAAAATCCTCGCCGCGCATACGTCCATACACTCTTACCATCAAACCCGCGGCAAACTTCGCCGTCATGCTAAGAACTTTCTTTGCCCACATTGCCCAGAGCAACTCCAAATGCAAAACAGGCTGTTCCAGGCGGATTCTCCCCTGGTCAGCCAGTTGGGAAAGCGCATACCCAGATACCTGGCTCGGCCCAGCCCCATACATCACATCCGAAAATCCAGACTGCTGTATTCTGCTTCGGAAGAAGTCAATCTGCATATCAACGTCCGGCGGATTGCCGTCCCACCGCGGAAAGCCCAGGTTCTCCCCAATCTGAAGCTGAACGAGCTGTCCAAGTTCAGGGTCCATCTGTATAGTACGTCCAGGGTGCGCGGTAGCAGTCAATGGCAAGCCCGCATATTTATCTATCTGACGAGTGCGGCGATTTATCATCCTTTCGAGATGCTTGATCGAAGTTTCCATTGGCCTCATAATATTGTGCCAACCCCCTGGGACGTCCCTGTCAGTTGGCTTGAAAAACGAGATAGTATATGGCAGGTCATCATAACCGTCCATATCTCGCAGGGGCCAAACGTATTCATCCTCGAACAACACCGCATTTTGAACAACACGTTGTAAGCTGGTCTCCGGTCGCCCAAGCACAGCATTCATTACAGGTTCACCACTCTCATCCTTCATAGGGCGGTCGGACAACTCTATCCGCCAGTAATCTATAAAACGCCCCTTCGTCTCTCCCTTTTGATCGTCCGTATAGCCCTTATAACGACTCAACTTGACCCCATAAGCAGCCTCTACATCTGCCACCGACTTTTTCTCTACGCGAGCAATGCAGTACCATCGCTCATCATCTCCAGGTAGAACGAAGATGTTCAGCGGGTCTACGACTTTCAAGATAACTGGCGGTTCAGTGTAGGCCCCTACAATCCGAACGCCCTCAGGAGAATTCTCGTCCGGGACCTTGATCGTTGTCGCGTAGCGAATATCTCTAATTGGATCCCACACGGAATACAAAACACCCACGCCATCACGGACAAAGTGCTGGATGGTCTCGTAGTGAACGTTATATTGGTTTCTCAACGAGTTGATGAACACGAGTCCAGCCAGATACTTCTCTATCGCCCCGCCCTTTTCCTCTGTCTTGATCGTTGGATTCCAGCACTTTGCGTGCCAGTGCATTTCGTTGGTAATCAAAATCCCGACAGCGAGATCAACTGTATTTGTGTGGGTAGGGTCGTCGAAGTAGGACTCGCCTTTTTTCAGTTCCGCTGGCTGGTGATGCTTCAGATCATACAAATTCCGCCAACCCACGATGTTGCTATGCCATGTTTTGCAGAATGTCTCTGCTTTCTTTACATCCCTAAGAATTTTATCTTTTTCGTCTTCCATCATCTACTCCTCAGAGCAAACGGTAGCGATTTTTCAAATTCCGTTTGCTGAGACCACGAGCTCATGTCCGCAAATGGCGACTCGATCCTGATCGGTTCGCTCACATCAACGCCGCCGCTTGCCACGGCCACATAGCAGGCCATCGCAAGTGCAACCGCGGCGTCTATTCTGTGTTGGCGATGTGTGTCTCGGTCTTTCGTGATGCGGAAGCCACGCGTTGTAACTATCGCGATAGCCATCTGTAAGTGGTCCCTTATGTCCTGCGCTGGATAGGCCTCTAGATTCTTCATCCGCAACAAATCATACAACATCTGCGAAGCTCTTGTCATGTTATCCGATGTTTGCTTGTAGTCGTTCACCGGATAACCCAGCGTACTAAGACGTCCCATCATCTGATACAGATGCGTTGGGTCGTAGACAATACTTGCTACCTGAAACTTATTATACATCTCGATGATGTAATTTTCAACAACACCTAAATCCACCGGATCGCTTTCGTTCACCGGAGTCCATGTCTTGTGAAATAGAACTCCAACTTTCCCGCGAGAGGCGTCATACGCTACGCCAACAACGGCGGTGCTATCCCGTACAACGCCAGCATCCACCGCCATGAACACAGGAAAGGTTCGATAGGGATGCTCCTGCCACAGCGTCGCAGGAGCCTCGAACGCCTTAGCCGCCGCATCCCACCATTCTACGGGGATGAACGCTTCTTGAGACGACACCCATCTGTTCAGATGAAGACGGAGATAGTCCGAAGCGCGCAACGTTCCGCGCTGCGAGTCGTAGTAGTCCTTGGTTTGCCACGGCATCCTGGCGTCGTGATCCCAATAGACAAACACCTTGCCGTTGCTCCA